GATGGAAAGTATCCATATAATATAGTCTGTTATATCTGATTTACCTAAAAATTTTTGAATATTAGATATTTTTTTGCTAACCGGAAGGTTTTTTTGGTTAGGTTTTTTCATATAGATAATTACACTAGAATTTTTGTTTATTTGGTGGATTGTTATTCACTTATTTGGCTAATTGTTGTTCGCAAATTTGGCGTTTTGTTGTTCGCATTTACGTTACTATACATAAATATTACAATTTGTCAAATAAATTTTAAAAAATGGTGGAGATGACGGCATACGATAGCCGTGTCCAATGAACGTTCATTCTACGATTCTTCACATGTTTGAGTATATTTAACATTTCAGCTACCTTACGGCAACGAAGACAAAAGGCTGTTTGGTTATACTAACCGATTTTTATGTCTGCCTATATGTGTGATTAAAGACCACATATTACCTATGACTATTTTTACCACACTAGTCACCTCATGCACGAACCTCTGTGATTCAAAACGGATTTAGAGGATTACCGTTAGGCTCTATTTTTCTACCCTTTTAATTCCTGCTGAACTTATCCGAGTTTCTGTGAACTAAATCACATTCAAGGGTACAGGGCTTGTAGCTCAAGCGGCGAGAGCATAATCTTCAACATCGGCGAGGAACTCGTCGGCGTTGTTGATAATATACTCGGCTTCAGCCAAGAGGTCAGAAGTATTATCTTCTGCGTTTAGTTTTTAATCGATTTTTTAGGAGGCCATCGATTAACCTCCACATGCATCGTGGAATTAGAATCCAATGTCGAATCCTTTCATCCCCGTAAATTTTACAAAGATCAATGAGACGTTTACCCGCGACGTCTCTGGCTAATCCGCGCCCCGAAAGGCTGTCGGCTACTTTACGGCTTCGCCATGATTAGTAAAAACATTCATTGGCTACCGGGCTTTTAACCCGCTGGACGAATAATTTTTATTATCTCTGCCTAATCGAGACTAATCTTATATAAGAATATACACTTTTATTTTAAAGTCAATCCTTATAATTTCTATTTATGAGTTTAAATCCCATAGGTCGGCGAGTACTAAATGAACGAATATAAGAACAAGGTCTTACAACAATACCTTCTCCCACTTCTCCACTATTATAGCGCTGTTTGTCGGCAAGTTCTTGTAGCTTTTGTAAGGGGTTTTCCCATATTTTTATGGTAGATGTTACATCTAATTTAGCAATTAAAGGAACCACGTCACATTGTAGTTCGTTTTTACAAAATTCGGCCATCATATCATATGTCATATATGCGCGGTCTACTTTTATTTGAAAAACAAAGATTTTAATATCAACTAACTTTAAACGATTTTTCTGTATTCCATTCCCACACAATTCGCCTTGAATTACGCCAGACCAATTTTGGGGTATATTTAACATGCGGGCTGATCTCCAAAATGTAGAATTATTAGTGTCCTTCTTGGAAAGGTTTCTACTACATACTTGTTTAATTTCACCATTTTCTACTACAATTGTAATACTACTACCATCTAATTTTTGTGTTATAGTAATACATGGGTCTTGTTCTAGTACTTGTTTAACCATTTCTGGATCGTTTAAACCGTTATCCTCGTCAGTTTTAGAGGCAAGATGAGTGGGGAACTCACCCTCATTTTCTCCGGAAAGATTCGCGGGAAGTTCTTTAATATATTTTTGAATACCCAAATCTTCCGTAAGATCCTTTCCAACCTCGAAGTCCTGCAAGAAAAGAGGAAATTCGCCAATAGGTACAACTAGACCAGAACTATATTCTCCACGAAGTTTTACATTTTTAATCCTGATTGGCTTGTCTGGTTTCTCTTTATCAGCCAAAAATTCTGACCACTCGCATTTAGGAACAATAGTATCAATGGTTATAAAAACTACTTTGTCACCCTCTTTGTGGACCCCTTTTTTGACTATTGTTTGCCAGCCAAGAACTTCGGCGATTTCTAAAGAATCAGCATTACTATGACTCCTAATGTTTTTTATGATTTCTATAGATGCAAGTTTCATAACGTACATTTGTAACAATAAATGAAAAGATAATCAAGAAAAAAAGAAAAAAAAGTGTAATTAATTAATTATGAGTAACCTATCATCACAAATTTCTAGTTTTGGTTATATGCCTTCAGCCAAATGGAATAATGAAATTACTAAGGATTATTTAAATCCTAGAACTTATAAAGTTTCCTTAAGTAGAGATACTTTATGGACCGGCTCACCTAGAGCCTCTTCTAAGACTAATCCGTATATTCTTACCGCTGTAGCATGGAGACAGGAAAGTGAAATACAAGAAATGGTGGCTTCAAAGAAAAATATTCTGGCCCCTGCGTCTTACCTCTACAGATGGGATACTTCAAACAGTTTTCCTATAGTCTCCGAATTTGTTTCTACAAATAGATTTATACGCCAATTCTATGGTAATCCCATACTTAATGATGAATATGGAGTTTCTTTACAAATGTTTCGTTATAATATGTTTTGGGGTCCAGCGTTAATTTTATCAGAAGATATTTGGTTTAAAGATAACGGTCGATTATGCAAAGGCACGAGTAATCTAGGTGGATGCGGAGTAGGTGATCATGAAATTACTATAGGATGGGGTAAACAGGGGCAAATGGAAAATATTAAATGGTTAGGTTCCATGCATTTAAGGATGCTTTCTTCATCTCAAATATTGAATATAACCCAAAACCAACATGCTTATCAAATAAACTTACCTACAAATTTAAATGGTGTAAGTGGTAGCTGGGTTGCACCGACTCAATTAGGTCCAGAATTTACAGCATATCTAGCTGGTCGGTCCCATGCGTCTGCTGCCCCAAAACCGATTACTTATAAAACAACTAGTAATACTCTTGCTACAGAAACTGGATGGGGCCTCGAAGATGCGCCCACTTTCTTAAGTAATTCAAATTTTCCATTGAATGGTTTTATCGCAAATCGTTCTCTTGTTGGAAAATATAGACCACTATTCAGTCAAATTTTTGTTAGTCAAACTGGAAAACTTGTCGTTAATAAAGCGACAAACTTTAACACTAAGTTAGAGGCTTTATCAACGCAATTAGCTAAAATTGGAAATCATGTACCGTTAAATTTAATTTTTAAAACTCAAAATACATTTCATTTCTATACTGTTTTTATTAAAGTTAAATAACTTCTTCATTCCAACAAAATATTACATTATCAAACTTGGATAGTTTACTGGTAATATTTGGTTTTACTATAACTTCCCATATTCTATATTTGTTTGCTAGTCCGCCGCCAAGTTGAGATATATAGAATGTTTTATCAGGATTACTAGTAATCATACCTTCTAGATTTTCAAACTCTTCCCAAAATACTTCTTCATATTCATCTGGAGTGTAGAATGAACTATCTCTATTGTCTGGAAATTTTTTTGTAATAAACCCTATTGCATTTGGGTGATCACGAAGAATTGCGGCCCCACCGTAACCTGCTCTAATTAAGTTATCCCCAAAAACAAAATAAATATCTTTATTTGATTCTAAAAATTGTTTTGTTATCGTTATATTTTTGTATTGTGCCATAATTATTCAGTAATAAAATTGCCGTCCTTATTTGTCCATATTACGTTCTTAAATTCAAAAAATTTCAATAAATTTTCGCAACTCATACAAGGTTTCGCAAAAGCTAAATTCTTATTTCTATCTATACGTATATTTACCATCGAACATTTTTTCGAATTTATATTTGTTAATTTTTTTAATTTTAAAATCGCATTAAATTCACTGCAAGTATGCTTCTCATCCGAGAAATCTTTGCCAGTTTTTACTGAGGTTTTCCTATTTATCAGGTTAATAGGATGTGTTTTGGTATTATTTTGGCCAATAGATATTATACGGCCCTTATGCATTATAAAAGAAAAATGGTGGCATCTTTTTTTAGAAGATGAGTCCATTAAAGAGAAAGCTAGGTCTTTCAATCTTTGTTTGTTCATTCGCACGAATATACTTCTTTTTGAAGTTTTAAATCAAGACTTTTATTACTTTCTGTAAAACTTTTATCTATAAAAATAACCTTATTGGTTGGTTGTATAGTTAATCTCCCATTATCTAATTCTATGAATTTAAATTCTTTCGATTGCTCTGGTGCCTCTGAAAATCCATCTAAAATTGGTGCGACCGTAAAAAGATAAGTTCCTTTAAATTTTTTATTTTTAATTATTGCTTGGCATTGTAAGTTTTTTAAATACGTATATTCTACAGCCGACCAATGATAACCATAGCAATCCCAGAGTTGAGCCTGATTAATATTCCATTTTAAAGGCTTCTTTTCATTAAAAGAAACGGCGTGTGGTGGCAAGTTTCTATATACAGCCCCAGATTCAAACATTACATTTAACCCCCAAGCTCTTCCTGGAAAACTGGAAAGACCAAACCACACAGCCGGAATAAACCCTATATTAATTTTATGCGTAAATGAAGAATCAACCCAAATATACTTATGATTGGGTATTGATCCTATAAAAGAATTCATGGTAAAGTTTTATGTTTCGAAGCTTTTTATAGTATTATTATTAAATAAATACGGTTCTATTTCTTTTGAGTATTTATTAAGTTTTAATAATTTTATACATTCCATATCAAAACTGTGTTCATCTATTTTTGAATTCAAATAATTATATAAGTCTATATATGCCGCATCTACAATATGACCATCACCTTCTAACATAAATATATACTCCTAGCGCTAAATTAGTAAGTTACATTACAGCTACATCAATATTTATTGTTTCTGGTTCAATTAAAGGTACTGCTACCGTTAATAGACCATCAACATAAGATGATGAGATGTTTTTCTTTTTGACTTTTTCGCTAAGAGAAAAAGATAGCTTACCTTTTCTTTGGCTAATGCCTTTTCTAAGATAATCATTCTTTTTATCTTCCGGCGATTCATGTTTAACATCGATACTAAGTAAATCATCTTTAACTTTAATATCAATATTATTTTTACCTACTCCGGCTAGAGCGACTTCAATTTCGTATTGCTTCGCCTCACCTTTGTCGTTTTTGATTAGTTTTATGTTGTAAGGATAAACAGCGTTTGGAACGTCCAAAGCTTTATCCCAACTATCAATTGCGTTTGTTAGCCAATTGTCATTGAACAGATCGGGTAATCGGCTAAAAACCCTTTCTGTGGACGAATAATGTCCTGGAATTAGTGTTGTTGTGTTTAATTTCATATTTTATATACTCCTTTAATAAGCAAGTTTATTGTTTTAACTTCTACTTAGCGCTAGAAGTTATACTATAATATAAAATATTTTTAAAAAATCAAATTAAAAATTCTTATTTCTGGTACGTGGATATAATACCCCAGTTTCTTCGATATTACGAATAAAATAATTCTTTTTAGGGTATATTTCAAATTGACTATTGCGTTCTTCAAAAAAACGAGCAGAGCGGTTAGGAGCACCTAAAAGTTCGCTAAATCTAGTATTAGAAAAAGCAAATAAATTGTTAGGATCTAATTTACCACTGACACTCATTCTATTATTAATATAATTTAATGCTAATTTTGTATCCATATTAGGATATAACTCCAAAGCGCAAGCAAGCATACCACAAACCTGAGGAGCTGCGTAACTAGTTCCGTATCCTTTATCTAATACTTTACCAAAAAGTTTTTGTGGGTCACTTCCGGTCACTCTTGGATCTCTCATGTTAGTAATATTTGTATCATAAGCGGCGCTAATAATATTCTCACCTGGCGCAAAAACATCAACTGCTGGGCCATTATTACTAAAATATGATTTTGTTTCTATAGCAAAAGCAGATGTCGCACCAACAATTATACAAGCTTTATCTCCTGATCTTAAAAACGTATTTTGAACATTATTAGATTTTATTCTTGCTTCGTTCGGAGTACCGCCTCTATTTATATAGATAGGAGTAGTGGGGGCGGTAGATAAATATAATCTATTATTATAATTTGGCCCGCCTGGGTTATCAATAAGAGTACTATCATTACCAGCAGCCGAAATAAAAATTATCCCTTCTAAAGCCCCATCTTCAAAATCTGTATTTACGGGTGTAGAAGAAGCTTCTACCCAAAATGAATAAGGCAAGCCTGATGATAATGGGGACGAAAGAGCACTTCCTATTCCAAGGTTTTTCAATGTAGAAGACGTAAATGGGGCTGTATAATTAATTCCACTATAAACTATACCAGTAATTCTACTAGTTCTAATATTTTCAGCTAACCCCCAACTGCAATTAACAATAGTTGGGTTTTTTCTGTTAGTTCCGGTATTAATTGGTTTATTTCTATGAAAAGCTCTTATATAATCTATTAAATAATTAGAATTTATATTATTAGGATCTTCCTCTCCATATGGGTTTAAATTATATATATTTGCTTCTCTAGCCCATCCTTGAGTATTTCCGCATGTAATTCCAGCTACAAAAATACCATGATCATTCCCACCTTGTATGTCTGGATAATTAAAATAATAATCATTGTAACCAGTATAATAAACGTAATTACCACTTGGAGTACCATTCACTTCTGGATTATGTTTAAACCAATTATATGGGATAAATCTTGATTTCCCTCTAGAATCTAAAAATTCTGGATGATCTGGGTAGAGAAAGCCGTCGCAAATAATTACGTCAACATCTTTGCCAGCGTAAGAAAAATTTATAGTATCTATTTTTTTCTCATAGCCGCTAGGATTTATATAAGATAAAATACCGGACCCCATAATACCATCAGTTAAGTCCACGCTGTTTGCAGTTCCCGTGGTTGTACCCCAGGAAGCTATGTTATTTCCTTTTATACATTGATATAAGCCCCAATTTTTACCATGATTAACCTTTACTTCGTAATATTTTTCAGCAGATTTGTCCCAAATACCAGATTGAATTATTGCGGCACGAGGTCTTATTTGAAAACCAAGATCCGCATTTGTCAAACTTACATTTAAAACACGCTTATCTAAAGCAAGCTGTTCGGCCTCTTCTTCTGTTAAAAAATAATGAGTATTTCTGCTATATTCTCTCCTAGAGGCTAATTCTATATTTCTATATGGAATAGTATCACTACCAAAATTACTTTCCATTTCTTTGTAAAAAGAGTCTAAGTCAGAACTAGAAACTAAAGTAACTATATATTCTTTTTTTTCCATATATAGTTATTCTAATTTTAGAATTGATATGAAAACAGTAACAGTCTTAGAAGAAGATGCTAAATTCTGGACTTTAATAGGTAATGTTGACGCACTTGTAAAAAATCCAATTGGACATGGGGCGAAAGTTACGGTTTTTGCTACTCCAGAGGTAATAGCTTCAGCTACAACGCCAGCATTTAAAGCTGGATCTGAAAATCTCGATCTATTTGCATCTGCGGTGCGTCTAGATGAATCTACGTATAAAGATACATAAGCCGAATCGGATATGGTTATTGTTTTTAAAGCATAGCTTTTACAGCCCGCTGGAATGTCCAAATTAGCTATTCCATTAGGTGCTAATACAGCTGTAGTTGCTGTTAAATTCACCGTTACAGGGTAAAAAGGAACGGCCCCATCATCTTCCTTTAAACTATTCCACTGAATTCCATCATAAGCCTCTAGTTTTCTAGAGGTTGTATTATAAATAATTAAACCAGTAGGAAGGATATGTGTTATTGTTTGAGTATTACCTACATTAATGACATTTTGCAATGCATTTCTTTGACTGGTTGTTAATCTAGGTGGTAAAAAGCCCTGAGTAGTAGAATTTAATTCTAAAATTGTAACGCCATTATTTATACTATTAGACCCAATCATTACCTTTTGTTTCTGGCCTAATGGTAATGATGGAAATTCTATTCTGGCTGGGTTAGTCTCTGGTTGGATCTGTAAAAGAGTAGCATTTGTTGAAGTATTTTTTAAATTTAAAATCCCGGAAGAATTCGATATATCAAAATTATTTGTACTACTAAATAACGATATAGTTCTATTTGTGGGGACATCTATACCAGCCAGAATATCCGTAGAGAAAGTTTTTATGCCACTAATAGTTTGATTTCCGCTAATTTGAACAAAACTAGAAGTATTTATATTAGCGCCCGTACCCCCACCGCCAACTTCGTTTTGCAATAAAACACCTACGCCATTTACCGTAGGGCGAGAAACAAAATTTTTGACACCACTGATCGTCTGATTACCACTAGTATAAACGATAGTTGAAGTATTACTGCTTCCAGTGGTAGTTCCAGCGGCTTCACCAACTAATAAAACACCTACTCCATTTATTGTGGGGCGGGATGTAAAATTTGTTTGACCAGCAATAGTTTTACTACCGGAAATAGGAACGTATTTATTTAATTCATTGTTAAGAAAAGTGAAATTTGAATTAATTTGACTATAAATTGCACTAGTAGGATTGAAAGAAGTGTTAATATAGGATAGCATGTATCCTTATTACACTCAAAATTTTACAAATTAAAAAATATTCTATGAATCAATCCCATTTCTTTATCGTACAAGAAAGAATTAACACCCCTTGTGTTATTTACATAACCTTTTTTAGTATGCCAAGCGTCGCTACCACTTAGAGAAGCTAAATACTGAATTTTAACGCCTTGTTGCTCTCTCTCCTGCATCATATGGAAATGCCCTAAATGCCAAAAACGATGACGGCATTGAGCCCAAAGATTTGACTGTTCTGTTGCCATAATGCCTACTAAATCGCCGCTTTTTTCTTCATTACCATGGGTAAATCCTATTAGATTTTTACCATACGAGTAATATTTACGACTCATAGCGGAATTATTAACATTTACATTAACATCTTTTTCGTATTTTACTTCAAGTAAGTCACCAAGCATAAATTCAGATAAATTACCATGATTTCCAGCCACTATAACTACGTCTACAGGCGCAATTCGTTTAAGTTTTTCAATCGTTTCAATTACTATCTTGCGTCCTTCTCTTAGAATCTTTTTAAACCTAGAGTCTACATCAACCCGCGTACCAGCAGTTGTCGCATTTTGCTCGTTATCAATTTGAAAAAAGTCATTTCCAAACGGAAATAAAATTTTATTAATTGGAAATTTAGAAGCTGCCTGTATAGTATAATCAATAGATTTATTAAGAGCGGCGGCGGCTTCTTTCATGTCATAATCGTGACCACTCTCTTCCGCCCACGCCAATTTACCCCAATGCAAATCGAATGGGGCAAACTCTAACAAAAGACCATTTTGTTTATTTTTATGTTTTGGAGTTATTACTTTTTTTGAATACTCAGCAAGTTCTTTTTTGAGTTCCTCCTTGTTTGCCTCATACGGGTTTCGCAATTTAAAATAAACTTTAAAATTATAACCTTTGGAATTTTCTTCTATAGTATAATGGTCAACATCCCATTTTTTAAGATCAACCGAACATTCTTTTAGAACATCCTCTAGGCTTTTATTGTTAGATGGAATGCTGATTTCTTTTGTTGTCATATCTCCTATATAGTATTATTTTTTATCAAGTCAAGGCTAAATTTTATTTCCGTATTCCCCACTGATTATTATTAAATATGTTTACGGGCCTATTAATTGATTTGGCGAATTTATGCACGTCTGCTTCTACAGCCCTCCAATTTAAATCGTCACCAATCAAAGCCCCGCCTTCCTCTAAAATATCCCAAGCATTTCTTAGTTCTAAAAAAGTTTCCCCTATTTCGTGAGCAGAATCTACATAAATGACATTAGGTAGATATGAAAGTTTTTTATTTATATGTAATCTTTTAAGTAACTTAATTCCTACTATTCCAGTTGTTTGAATAGGGGTTATACAATCAAGAAATCCAGAATCAAAAATATTTGCTAAAAATCTTTGCCTTATCGTCGGCGCCCCATTTTTTAAACAAAGAAATTGCCATTTACTTTGATCACGTAATCCTTGCTCCCATTCCCACATATTTACATCCCCAGTAAAAGGATCTAGACATATTATATCTATATTAATATTGATTTTTTTGGCAATTTCAGCGGATAATATTGCCGAACCACCTACCATACTCCCAATTTCGAGCCAAAAAATATTTTGTTTGTCTGAAATAGCCCATCTTATTAATTCCTCTGTTAAATTAGTATGTGGATACCCGTTATCAACACTGGTTCTATCTAACCAGATGTCTTGATCTTTAAATAGAATAGATCTAATTTCGTTTGTAATATTAGGCATATCTAATTAGATATTTTTAAATTTTGAGATTACTTGTTTTATCGCCATCCACATGTCTAGATATTTATATATTTACCTGTGGCCTGGTAGCGCAATACCAGACGGCTGTAATCCTACTTAATCCGCACCCGATAATTTTAACTTTCACATTTTAAAATTTGATTATTTAATTGCCGTAAATCTTCATAGCTAGATATAATCCCTCCGTCGCCGAGAATATTTTCTTTCCAGTTTTTAACTACGGAAACCATGTCTACATTTAAAATCTCCGATCCAAGTCTTAAAATACGAAGATTGGGCCACGCAATTGGTCTTATCGCTAGAACATATTCTAATGCCATCTGGGGAGTTTTTCCTGACATTACTAGTGCTATTATAGCTAACGCTGATGATCTAGAAATACCGGCAAAACAATTAACTCCCAAATTATGAACTTTATTGTCTTCAGCTAGTGGCTTTAAAAATGAAATAAATTTAGAGATATGTTTCTCTGTCGGGGCGTCATCTTTTAGATGATCCCATTTTATACCATCTTCTTCCGACCAATCCGCGAAGAATTGAGAACAAAATTTAATGTTTTTAAAATCAAAATTTTTTCTCATTCTAGCAACTTTTCTTCTTTCACAGCTATCAACCGCTGAAATCCAAATGTCATAATCATGATCACCGCTAAAAGAATACCTTTCGGCATCGTGTAAATTTGTAATTTTAACCTGATTAATCATTGATATTTTGTATAAAGATTTAAACTAAAAATCAAATTAAAATTCAAATCCAAGAGTATCTTTAACAAATTTTATTCTTAGCTCGTCCGAATCAATATTTTGTAATCCTGGGAAATTTATTTTAGCTTCTCCTAGTGATCTATGCGCAAAATGTAGCACTTTTGATTCCTCCATTTTAGGATTACCATGTTCATATAAATCCACATATTTTTTAGGTGGACAAATATTGTAATGATTTAAAATAAGCTTATTTAATACTACGAATTCTTGATCATGAAAATGCCGAAATGAAGCTTTTTGATATGCTTCTTTAGTCTTCTCTAGGGAATTCTTTGTAAGATTAACCGTATCTTTACAGAAGTTAAGAAACTGATCTTTTGTACCCAAAACAAAGCAGGGGCAAACGCCATCTAAAAATGTAATCTTACCGGTTGGTTCTTTTAAATCTTCCAATGTGAAATTTTTATTTATAACGTCATAGTCACAAACTAAAAATGCATCAGTTTCGTCCTGAACAGAATACGCTAGCCATCTCTTATAGCATGTAGCTCCATATTTCCCTAAAGAATTGCCTGTAATAAATTTGTGTATTGATTCTAATTCGTTAATGAATTCCTGATAATAGGGGCTTTTTTTTGCGTCATCCTCGCTTAACACTTTGGCCTGAAATCCACGCTTCTCCCAACTTTTTTTCCAAAGATTAAGTAGTTCTTCCTGTTGAAGAAATTCGATATTGTCGTAATATGTATATACTTTTGTATTAGTATATGTATAATATCTTGATTTTTCTCCGTATGTCCGCTCGAACTCCTCTGGGTGAAAAGTCTCAATTTCGCTTTTTATACAGTCTTCGATATATTTATCGTATTCTTCTTCTGTCATATTGTATGTTTCTGGCGTCATATTATTTTATAATATATAGTTTGATTTAATATTTATATAAAAAAATTAATCCCAGGTGACGAGCTTTGATTATAATAATAGTATAACTCTCTATCCCAATATGTTATTTCTAAAAACTTTTCTTGTGCTTTTTCCGATAACGATAAAAAAGTAATTTTTTTATATTCGTTTTTATTTCTTTCTATTTGGTCGTATGGGCCTAGAGTTATGTCTTTAATCTCAATATTATAACTATTTTTTAAAGCATCTTTAATAGATTCGTCAACATTCTTCATTGTATATACAAAAAAAGACTCTCTTGTAAATAAACCTATTATTTCATTAAAATGAATTTTAGTTATAGGATCTTTGTCTTGAATATTTAATAAAGTTCTTATAACCCAGCTATCCGAAAGCTGGCAAGAAAATATATATTCTTCAAAATTTTTTTGGTTAAGCCGTCCATGTGTTGGCTCGTGTTTAGATGCCTCGGATGTTAAATAGTTGAATTCTGATTGACATCTTTCGAATGGGTCTCTTAAAATTAAGAATTGATGAAGCTCGTGGTCATCCCTAACGAGCTTTAATATTGTTTCTCTACATGTAAAACCCGAAGACTCTATTACAACAGTAAAAAGAAAACATTCTTGTAAAATTTTAGTTATAAATTCTTCGTTAAAATCTATTATAAAATCATTTTTGGTTATTTTTTGTACATGGCTGCATGTATCTATAAAATGTTTTGGATCTCCCACTAAGAGCTTCGCTAAAATAAGCGTATTACTCTTAATTTGAATTGTTTTTATAATGGCTTTATCGCCAACATGATATTTGTTCCAAAATGTTTCAGTTGTTCTAAAGTGCCGAAATCCTGTTAAAAGCCAATCAATTACATAAGTACCGGCGTTTTTAGGTATATGATAGAATACTGGGATTTTGTGCATTTTGATTTCTAAAATTTATAATCAAACATTTTGATTAAAGTTTGTCCGGCTTCTTCTACCAGTTTTTTAGTTTTTAGATTGGAATAATAGTTTTGATATATATCATTTGGACATTTTTCTCGAAGGTTAAAAATCTTTTTCGGCGGTTCTACTTCAAATTTTTCTTTCAATAATTGAAAATCTTTTTCAAAATTTTCTAATTTTATTACGTAATCTATGCAGGGTTGGTCTTTGTGATAGAAAAACATATCTATATTCAAAAATTTTATTTTCTTACTCTGCCTCTGTTGTTTGTACCTATATTCTATATATTCATCAAAGCCCATTTTTTTTATAAAATCTGGAACATTTTTATCTTTTTTATCATGATGAAAACGAGAAACAGCCATCCCCCAGGGATTTCTTACGCATGTAAATTTAAAAAACTCATTTTTTGAATATCCTAACGATTCTATATGTTCAATATGTTCAGTTAAACTTGCATGTTTAAATGCTTGAAAAAATTTAGTATATTCGTTACTATTTGGATTATACTTAGGGTGCCAGCCAAATGCAGCTTCAATACTAGTACCTCCACACTTTGGGGGATGTGTAAAAATAATTTTCCTTCTAAAGTCTAACATTTTAATTTTTTAACGTAAATAGCCTATATAACCGTCTATCAAACATAATTCTTTCCAAGAACTTATCCATAGCTTCTTTGCTTAGACTGGACAATTCTAATTTAAGATTTTCAGAGTATACTGTTGCATTTTTGTCAAGAACTGTACCCTCTTTAATTATGCTTCTTGTGCAGTCATAACATTCAGTAAAGACACTATCAATTATTTTATCTGTATTTGAAATGTTTTCTATCTGAAATTTTTTTAAAATTGAACACGCAACCTCAAAATCATTTTCTATTATTGGGCGAAATGGTGGTAAATCACATAAGTTGCGTATTAGCCAACTTTCTTCAATCTCATTAGATGATATATATTCTTCAAATGTTTCGAATCGAATTGATTGATGGGTAGCCTCATGTTTAGACGCGCCACTTTTAATATAATTATATAACGATAAAACTCTATCATAAGGGTGTCTAAATATAGTAAAATATATTGGGATTTTATTTATTTTATCAAAAATATTCTCAAAAACACCCTGTTTTATTAACTTTACTCCTCTTGGTTCTATAAAAACTGAAAATAAAAATAGATTACCGTTTTTTATTTCATTAAGAACTGGATCTAAATCAGTAATATTTATATTATCTACAAAATTATGTTTTAAATCAGGCGATATTTCATTAAGACTTTTACGTAAGTTGTTAAAATCCCAAACAATAAGTTTCATACACTGCTTATTATTAGAATCTAATATATGAAATTTCCGTAAATCTAAATTTTGGACGGGTTTATTTATTGGGCTTTTATCGCGTAAATAAAAACGAAAAATTGAAGTAATCACAGATAAAACATAAGTACCAGCATTTTTGGGGATATGTAAGAATACTGGAATTTTATTCATTTTGATTTTCTATATATTCGTTGGGGTTGTTAATAACAATATATTATAAATAATTTGTAAGTCAATTCAATTTTTTTGAGAATTAAAAGACATCATATGTTCATCTTGATAGATAGCGCAACATGTTGCCGGGGAAACATCTTGGAACATACTATTGTAAGGTTCGTTCCATTCTGATTGCATTACCCAACCCAGTTTATCCAAAGCTTCTTCTAAAGCTTGTTCGTAACTCATAGATTCTAAGTTGATTTGTTTACTTGAATCTTCTTTGGATATTATTTTGTGAAATTGTCTTGGCATGGTGGTCTATTAATGATGGTCAAACGTTTCAATTGAATTTTCTTGTAGTTTCTGTTTTAATAAAATAGCTTTGCTTTTCATTTCATTTTCATTTTTAAAAAAGTGCGGATGCCATTCTATAAAGATTTGCTTTATCTTTTTTAGATGCGATGATTGCAACAATCTTTTTATAACTTTATATTCATATCCTTCTATGTCGCACTTTATGTAAATTTCAATTTCATTTCCATATTTAACAAATAAGTCATTTAAAATATCATTAATATCTACTACCTCTACAGTTTGCGTTTCAAGCTCTACATTTTTTTGATGCCATACGATGTCATCGAGTAGGCTTGATGCTCCATTATCTCCGTCGAAGAGTTTACCATCTCTAGAATACCTAACGACATTTTTTATCTCGCTTTTCCCATTTAAGTCTCCAACTGCGACATTATAAAAATTAAAATCAGGATATTTTAGAAAAACATTCGATTTATAATTTTCTCTATTCATCTCCTCAAGCGCGCGTTCATATACAGTTTTATTTGGCTCATATGCTTGTATTATCCATGAAGAATCGATATTAAGTTTTTCCATAAAAACATTTGTTAACCCCTGGAAAGCGTTTGAACCTAAATCTAAAAATATTTTTTTGTAATTCGTGTGCATCTGTTTCATTTTTAATTAATATTAAATTATATTATATGATTTTATCTCTTTCAAAAGATTATTTAAATTTTTAGTAGATTTTGAATCTATACAGTTATTTACAATTTCTACGGTTCTATTTAATAAGTATTTTAAATTATCGATATCTCTTTGTTGAAGATATACTTGTATGCTTATTCCATTAAAGATTTCTTGCTCAATTTTTAATTCATGAATAGTTTTTTCAAGAAAAGCTATTTCTTGTTTCAATTCTTTATTAGCACTTTCTTTTTTCAATTTAGAAATAAAAAAGTTGAAATGCGGGATTCCCCTGTTTTTCGAGGAGCATATACTCTTCCAGAGAATAAAGTTTTTCGATTTCTCTTGGTATTATTATTTCAGGAAAAAGATTTCTGAAAAACAAAAACTCCATAGGGTTGAGTATTCTGGATTTGTTCGGGTAATTAAAAACTTCTAATTTTTTAGAATCTAAGTCTTCTTCTAAGTGGTTAAATAAAATTTTTATTAATTCCACCCAATAAAGACCAGCCGGATGATTATGTGTTGCAAACAATAAATTGGTTTTCCAATTATTCTCGATGAAATCGTATATATCTATTTTATTAGTACAATTATTTCCTTGCTGGTCGTATCGCCGTTTGTTCTCAATCATACACGATTCATAATTCGAAAATAAAATCTTTTTAAACTCAGGATTATCGTTATTTTTTATATATTTAATTATTTTATCTTTATCCTTATCTTTTGTTATGTTATCAGTTATATAATTCACGTAGTTGCATAAGCTATATTGATCTAAAGGATACCCAGTAAATCTTGAATTTGGCAAACAAATACTTATACCTTTAAATATATTATCGATTAAATATTCAGTTTTAAGCTCTTCAATAGCTGCGTTTTCGATAGGTTGAAAAATAAAAAAATCAGCTTGCTGAAGTTTTTTGTGAACGCATTCAAAATAGCTTTTTTGCTTTTCTAAGTTGTTCCTCCAGATAGCAAAATTTTTACTGGTGTGAAATTGATCAACGCCACATTCCAGGCAATCTAGAACTTCAAATTTATCGCTAAAATGTTCAAATATCCACTTAGAAATAAAAGCGCAATGGCAATTTCCGTAAAATAAAAGTTTTTTCTTCATTCGGGACACTCTTTATTATATATCTACAACTTTTTAGTATAGACTAGCTGATATTTTTTCATAGATTAGTCCAGTAAATTTTGGACCAAAAAATTCAGGTCTACTCGGTAATAAGGATATTAAATTTTCTATTTGATCGGTTAAATTAATTGGTAGTACAATTAGCTTTTCCTGTGAGCTTTGAGTAAAAACTAATTCGGAATCAGTAAGGCAGCTGATATATAATATATGGTTTTTATTATTAAGAGATAGTATCTCATTTTTATATACACGGTTTTAATCTAAACTATTTATTTTAACCATTACTTGCTTTACAGCCATCCACATGTCTAAATATTTATAACTAGCAAGTCTTCCCAAAAACAAAACATCACTTTCCGCTTGTATTAATTTTTTATAATTTGAATAAATAGACATGCCTTCACCAAAATCTTTTGGGTATATTGGATCGTTGGTGTTATCATGCTCTTCTGGATAATCTCTTGTTAATATAGTATAAGATAAATTTTCATTCAAATATACCGAGTTATCCATTGTTCTATTAAATGGCAATTCGTTGCATTCATTTATGACGGATCCTTTTTCCCAAGAAAAGTTTTCATCTTTCTTAACTTTGTAATGCTCAAAGCGCAAAGACCTATAAGATAACTTTCCGAACTGAAAGTTATAAAATTCATCAGGTTTACCAGTATAAATCATTTTGTCGCATTTTATTTTTTTATATTCTTCCTTATTAACGCCAACATTAACTTTTATGCCATCTAGCATATTTTTAAACATTTCAGCATAACCATTGGCAGGTATCCCTTGATATTTATCAGTAAAATATCTTTCATCCCAGTTGTCTCTTTTTGTCGGCACTCTTCCAGAGATAGAAGCAGGTAAATCTTCCCATTTAATGCCCCAATGTCTTTCTGAATATTTTCTAAATATTAATTCTTTAATTTCTTCTGGCGAAAGATCTCTGCCTATCTGTTCTCTAGTTTTATAATTGTATGGAATAGAAATTAAACCAATGCTGGTATTAGCTCTTACTTTGTGTTCATAGTTATTAAAAGACGTATATCTATTGAGAAATTCCCAAACATCTTCGTCATTTGTGTGAAATATGTGAGACCCGTATTTATGGACAGTTATGCTGTCTTGTTTTTCGTCGTAACAATTTCCACCAATATGGCTTCTTGTTTCAAAAATTTCGACATCATACCCTTTATTTTTCAAAAGTATGGCAGCTGTTATTCCAGAAAGTCCACATCCTATTATATTTACTTTCATTAGTTTAATATTATTTTTACGTTAAAACAATTAATCCTAACCCCATTAGGTCATTACTATCTGTAAATTCGTGATAATTTTTAAAATCTTTTTTAATTTCACTCCAGAATCTAACAACACCTGGACAGTTTTTATCAACAATATCATGAAACAAAATATATTTAGGATTTAATTTTAAAGCTAACTCAAAATCTTTTTTCACGGAATTATATGCATGATCTCCATCGATAAATATTAAATCATAATTTTTTTCAATACTACTAGCACGGGTATTTTGATAATTTATACTAAAAAATTTTAAAAAATCATCTGACACGAATTTTATTGGATCAATTGTTAATGATTCTAAATCTGGATTTTGTAAAAATAAAAATTCTCTAAAAATTAAAAAAGTTAATGCTTTATGCGTACCTATTTCTAAAAATGAATTAATTTTAGAACAATTTTTTAACAAGTATAATATACATTCGCTTAGTTGAATTGGTCTTTGCCATAAACCCAATTCTCCATTTGAATTCATATATTTTTTATAATCTCCGTAAATATCTCTATTGTCAAATACTAAACCAAATTCGCAAATAGAATCTATTATTAATTTTTGACTTACTTCTTCAATTTTATAAGATTTTATTTTGTGTAGGGCGTCTCTGTACGTTTCTTTTGTTTTCATATTTTAAAACCATTTATGTTTAAATAACACAGTTTTTCCTTTATATTTTATAATGCCTTCTTCTTTAGTAGTCCCTTTTGCTGGAGTAAACATATTATGATTATGAATATCATATCCCATTTCTATAATATTAAATCCTTCAGTTCCAATAATATAAGATATTAAAAATTGTTGATTAGCATAATGATTAAAAATTTCATCAATCCAATCAAATTTTTGTATATATAAAAAGCATAGTTTTTTCCACGTTTTAATATTCATGCATAAAACGCCAGTATTATAACATTTTATATTTTTTAGATTTTTGGTATCTATAAATTCTTGCATCCATTCATTGCTTTTTTTACAGACGAGCTTTATGCTTTCATCAGCTAAAGTTTGCTGAGGTGATACATTATATCCAACAAACACGTCGTTATCTTGTAAGCTTCTCAACAAAATCATTTCATCTGGCATTAAACTTCTTTGCAACACCATATCTCCATCAGTGAAAACTATAATGTCCGAATCTAAAAAGTTTTGAAATCCTTCTGCTCTTAAAAATTCTCCATGTTGGAGACAATTATTCTTATTCTTTTTTACTATTGAATTTACATCAATTTGAGCTAATTCTATTTTAGATTCTGGTACAGTATCAACATCTGTTCCTAAATAAACTAAAATGTTTTTATCAAAATTTGAATTTATATTAATTGATTTCAAATAATTTTGAAAATTAACATTACTAATGTAGTGCTTGTCGGCTCCAAAAGCTAATATAATATTAGGTTCTTGTTGTTCTTTGTGTGTCATAAATTAATTTGTTTCGTTCGTAATTTTTTTACATTAATAATAAACTGAAACAAAGTTCAAATCCGTCATTACTCATTACAAAGAATTTTTCAATTGCTTATGATGGTTATACAAGTTTGATAGTGCCGCCTAGAGGCTCGACGGCCGCTGTAATTATTTGTTCGAGTAAATGAAATTCATTAAAAGGTGTGCCTGTTTTATGAATGCTATTTTCGCTTAAAAATTCAAAAACTTCCATTTCTTTGCCTTTAAATAATAAATCTAAGTATTTTTTAGATAATACCATCATCGATCCAGAGATATGTTTATTGAGCGGGATATGATGGGTAGATAGTAAATTTTCTATTAGCATTTTATTATCATTATCATGATTTTTTTGTCTAATAGGGAGACTTAAATCCTGAGTCTTATAATACTTTCTACCTCCGCATAAAAAAAGTTTTTCATCTTTTTCAAATAAAGAACATATTTCTTCGTATTTATTCTTTGTTCCAATCAGAGGTAAATATAAACCCCTTCTCCATTGCTCTCCATACGTATGTGGTGTGTTTCGTAAGGATTTTTTTCCATGAAGTTTAGTAACCGTTAAATATTCTTTGTTTTTAATTTTATCTAAAGCATACAAAAACCCACCAAAATCCACCCCCCTCTCTTCTACAACATATACCTCCGTTGAATTGTTTTTAATGTCGTTATACCACTCAGTTTCTATAGTATTAACAGTCACGTAAAGATCTGTATTTTCATCCTTGACGTGCTTTAAATACGACCAAAATTCCGGCCAAAGATCTTGATAATATAAATGTAAAAGAATACAATTTTTCATAATATTTTGTTAAAATAATCCATATAGTTTTCAGCATCTTCTCCAATTAATCTTCTAAGATCTACTAAATTTGGATCAAGATTTTTTTGAACAAAACATGAACGATGCCATTGATACCCGGCATAAAGTCCTTTTATACCTATTAAATTGTGGCTTTCTTCGCTTTTGGGTAAAAATAATTTACGATTAACATCTTTGTTTTCCCTCCAAATATCCAGACAGAAGTTAAGTGTTCCACTTTCAATCAATTTGCTTAAATGCGGTATAAATGAATTAATAACAGATTTTTTAATTACAGTCTGACAAAGACTTGCGTGACCTTCGTTAAAATAATTTATCCAACTTCTATTTCGTACATTGTAATAAAGAGCGTGACCCTCTCCAATCATTTCGTAATTAGAATTGCCAATTCTTTGAGCCGCTTGTTCTAAATAAGTTGGAGAATACCAATCATCATCTTCAATAAAAGCAATCAAATCTCCAGTAATTAAATGTGATGAGTTTACAAAAAAAGATTGTAATTTTTTGTAAAGACTTAAGCGACCATGCGTATCAGAATAAAATATTTGCGTTTGATTTGATGCGCAATCTGCTGGAGTTAAACCATCATCTAATACAAACCACTGATGAAATGGTAGAGTTTGTCTATTTATCCATTTTTTGCACAGCTTAAAAGCTTCTGGCCTATCACAAGTTGGTGTTATTAAAGTAAAATTCATGTAAAATTAGTTCATTATTTAAATTTTCGTATTTCGTACTAAATCCCAAGCTTCATAAGGACCATATGGAAGCTCAATCTCTCCGAAATATTTTTTAAAAAAATTCATTTTAAAAGTGTTAACTCCGCCCATATAAGAAGTAATTTTAAAATTTTTAATGTCTTCTTGGTTAAGATTTTCGCCTAAACGACTTAATAATCTAGATAACAATTCCTCATAATAAAAAATAGATGGATGATTATGACTCAAAAACAAAAGTTTATTTTTATATTCTTTTTCTATAAAATCATTTATTTCAATAAAACATGGTTTATGTCTTTCTTTTTGGTCATTCTCTCTTTTTTTGTTTTTTAAAAGACATTCTAATGCTTCCTTTTCAATCATTTTAATTAAATTTTCATCAACTTCATTATACAAATAAGAAATTATATCCGTTCTTTCAAAAATTCCTATTTTTTGTTTTACGTAATCAATCATGTTCTGGACACTATCAGGACCATTCAAATACCCTGAAAAACGATTATTAGATATGCAAAATTTCCCATTCTTTACGACATTTTTTAAAATATAATTTGTATTTAACTCTTCGCATTCACGATTACCTATTTCATTAAATACAAATATATCTGATTCCTCTATCAGTTTAATAACATTTTTATAAAAAAGTTTTTCATTTTTACGATTTTCAGGTGACCAGACCGCAAATACACCATATCCAAAAAATGGAATTAATCCAGCTTCTTCGCATTTAATCACTTCATATTTATCAGATAAAAACTGATCGAAAAAATTTGCTAGTACTCCTAAATGACAGTTTCCGTAAAATAAAATTTTTTTTCTCATTGTTTTATACAGCAATTAAAGCCTCTAGAACTTCTTTGTCTTTAATTCCGTGATAGCAAACCGCTCCCTCTGCTTTTCTTTGCACTGCCCATTCACATCTAGGAACTCCTTCTCCTGGATGTATAGTGTTATAAGAACACCCTAACTCTCCCCATCCAATCATTTTAATTTTATTTTTTTCGCAAACATATCCAACGGCTCTATCCCAAAACCCTTTTTCACAATCGTCTGGTTCTTTATCAAATGCTTCTAAAAGCCTGCAAAGGGTATCATAGTCCATTCTTAACGGTGGGTGAGGAAAATGAAATCCTTTAAACCCGTCATAGCCCCTATGATTCCAGAATTCTGGGCGGTTATCAGAATGCCAATTTTCTGGCATTTTATGTTCTGGGTTTTGATTACAATATAATACGCCAGCCTCACTAGGTAATGACTCTACAGGTCCAAAAATTATACTATCATACTCATGCAAAGTATACCAATCAGATCTAATAGTTGTCATAAATCTTAATATTGATTTACATCTTCTAATTGCTTCGGAGCTATGATGCGCTGCTTCACCGATTCCAACTATATTATAGTTAGGCAAAGACATCATGGAATCTTGTGGGCACGTAAAAAGAATATTTGGATTTTCTTTTTCCCAAAAAGGTAGGTGTCTTTCGACCGTTTCTTGCGCTTGTTTATGAGCCATTATTATACTGATGTTTTTCATTTTCTATATTATATACACATCAGTCGTTTGAAGTAAAATTATTTTTATAAATTAAAATAAATATAATCTCGATTCCATATAATTAAAATAATTTTTTCTTCTGTTCTTTTTTGAGAAATTGTGTATAAGCTTTTTGTCTTTCTTTAGAAAGTTTATCAGTTTCGAGCGTATCTAAAAGCTTCCAGAATGCATTATTGATTGCTTGTTGTTGCTTTCTGTCCGAAAGCTCTCCATTGCCGACCCTGTGTGCATACGACCAATTATCTGCATTTTTAACCAACTCTGCTATGCCGTCGTTATTACAAGAAATACAAAACATGTTTATCTTGTGCAGATAAGACTCGTATTGAGCTACTTTTTCTTTAAGAGTTGGCGTTTTCATACTCCTCATATATCTTCCATTGCGGTTTCTTATAACCATTAACCATATAAATATGTTGGTTCTTTTCCCAATCGTTATTCCAAAATTTCTTAACAACGTCAAGATATTCTTTTGCTTCTGATTTTGTAGAAAAAAATTTAATCGGCGTGGGTTTTTCTATTAATTTAGAAAATTCTTTTTTGCACATGGGTACACTAGTTGTCCAGCCATCAAGAGGGCTTGTACTATCTTTGTTTACATATGTATATTCATCGGGCTTATGGTTATATTCGCAGACTTTGTATTTCTTTTTAGTTTTCATGTTGTTTGACTAGTTCTCCTTCTTCATTCCAAATATAATCCTTCATAATATTACCAACAATTTCTAAAGAGTCAATAGCAATATGCATTATTGGAGCATATCCGTTGTCGTAATTAATTACATACGCACAATAACTATCCATATATTCAATTACTCCTAATTTAGATTCATTAGAAGAATATACAAATCTTACAACATCTCCTTCATAGACTTCTTTCATGTTGGAGTCTAAAATTCCAAGGAACTGCTGGGGTATCAAATGCGGATCTGGATCAAACAATTCGTCTACTAAACCATTATATTTGTAATTCTGTACAAATGACTTGGCTTGTGGATTCCAAAATCTGTATTTATTTTTATTCATTATCAATAAAATTGAGAATACTTTCCAATCTATGTTGCTCTATTATTGGAGCAAATCTTTTTCGCCAGTCGGGACCATGTTTTTTTTCTAGATAAGTTCTAGAAGACCGGT